AGAAGTATTAAAGCTCCGGTATATGACCCAACATCTATTGATATGACATTACCGGCTAAAGCAACAAGAGCCTCTAAATCATTAACTTTTGATTCTGATGGAAATCCAACAGTATCAGCTTTATCAGTAGCCTCAGTATCTGTATCAACTGGGTCAGCTGGCTCATCTGCATCAAGCTCATATAATACAACTACTGGAGCATTAGCACTTACAATTCCTCGAGGCGATACCGGTGCAACTGGTTCTACCGGGTCTACCGGGTCAACTGGTTCAACCGGTCCTACTGGTGCAACTGGTCCTACTGGTGCAACTGGTCCTACTGGTCCAGCTGGTGAAGTGTCAGCGGGATTTTCAATAGCAATGAGTATAGCTTTATAAAGGAGAAATATGGCACAAGATTTTAGAAGATACACAAGCAATGCAGTAGGTACTGGAGCAACAACTGTATTTACAGCAAATAGTTATGATACTGTAGTAGGTATAAGTTTGGCAAATGTTCACTCAAGTGCCATAACAGTTCATTGTTATATTAATGATGGCTCTAATGATATTAGTTTAGTTAAGGATGTTTCTATTCCAGCGGGTTCCGCTTTACAAGTATTAGATGGTGGAGCTAAATATGTTGTTCAATCAGGCGATGCTTTAAAAGTAACTTCAAATACAGCAAGCTCATTAGATGTATGGGTTAGTGTTGTTGATGCGATTAGCTCATAGGGGGAAACATTGGGATATATAGGACAACAACCAGCACAAGTTCCACTCACATCAGCCGATATATCTGATGGTCAAATCACAACAGCAAAAATAGCTGATGATGCGGTAGGAAATACTAAATTAGATTTAGGTGCTAATTATGCTTTTACTGGTACAGTAAGTGGAGCTGGTGATGAGGCTGAATTAGTAAAATTGCACACCGCTACTGCAAGTTCAGCTAGTTCGGTTGAGGTAGGTAGTTCAATCATAACTTCAACTTACGAACAATACCTTATAAAGGTTACTAAAATTATTCCATCAGCAACAACTAATCTATATATGCAACTTGCTCCGGATAATAATTCAACTTACGATACTGCAAATTATTATACTGGATATGGTGGATTTGGTTCAAGTGATACTACTAGTGCAGCTGGTGCTAATTATGTGTCAAATGGCTCACAATGGAATACTGGTAATGCTTTATTACATACTCCAACTGCAACATCAAAACAAGATGTAACAATCAGATTAATTAACCCTATGGATTCAGCGGTATATACGACAGCATACTCAGATGTAATAAAATATTATTCAGGTGGTAGTCACTATTGGTTCCCATTAGTACATCAACACAGAGATGCAGCCGCTTTTAATTCATTTAAATTATATATGTCCTCAGGAACATTTTCTGGGAGAGTAACAGTTTATGGAGTGAGAGTAGCTTAAATGCCATTTATAGGAAAACTTCCAGAGTCAGGTTCATTTAAAAAGTTAGATGCTATATCTACAGTTAATGGTCAGGCAGCTTATACTATGCAAAGTGGGTCGGTTAATTTTTCTCCAGCTAGTGCAAACCATATACTAGTAACTGTAAATGGAATTTTACAATCTCCAACCTCAAATTATACTGTTTCCGGCTCAACAATTACATTCACTTCAGCTCTTGTTACTGGCGATGTTATAAATAGTATTATTGTTTTAGGTGATGTTTTAAACATCGGAACACCAAGCTCTGGTACTGTGGGTATGTCGCAATTATCAGCAACCGGAACAAAAGATAGTACAACATTTTTAAGAGGTGATAATTCTTTTGCTGTTCCAGGTGGAGGTAAAATATTGCAAGTCGTTTCTTTACACAATGACCAATATGCAACACATTCAAACACAAATGTAGATGCTCAAGCTCAAATATTAAGTCAAGCTATTACACCAAGTGCAACAAGTAGTAAAATATTATTAATGGGAGGAGTGCAAGTTTCTACAAATACTTCAACCGCTCAATATTATGGATTAAGTATTTATAGAGGGTCAACAGTTATTGGCGAGGGTGATAAGTCAAGCTGGAATACTGGGGTGGGTGAATTTCACTCATCTAGTTCTTATAATAATTATTCACAAGCAGATGATAAATTACAAATTCATTTTGTTGATTCACCTAACACAACATCAGCAACAACTTATAATATTAAATGTTGGATAAATCATTTTTCTTCAAGTTTATCTAACACGACTCTAGTAATAAATGGTGGTGGTTATAACTATAATAATAAAGAAACTGGGATTGGAAGTTCTAATCTTACTTTAATGGAAATAGGTGCATAATGGCTTTAATAGTAGATGCAATATTGGCTTTAGATACTAATGCAAGAGTATCAGTAATTAGTGAAGATTATGACAACATTACTTGGCACGATAAAAATCCAAACAACATTACTGTTGACCAAATTAAAACAAAAAAAGCTGAACTAGACAAAGTAGATGAGGCTAATGCTTACAAAATGAAAAGAGAAAAAGAATACCCAAGTATTAAGGACCAATTAGATGACATATATCATAATGGAATTGATAAGTGGAAAGAAACTATTAAAACAATAAAGGATAAACACCCAAAGGAATAAATTATGGCAATACTTAGAGCAACAGCAAATACAGTAAGTGATTTATCTTTAGGTGGGTTAGTTAAAATATCTACAACTACAGTAAGTAGTGCAGTTTCAAGTGTAGATTTTCCAACAATAGGTACAGATTATAAATTTTATAAATTAGTTTTTAATGATTTACACGCATCAGCTAATGATTTGTTTTCATTAAGATTTACAGCTAACAATGGTACAGCATATTTATCAGGAAGTACTTATGATTTTTGTAGTCAAAACTCTACTAATTCTTCTAATCAACAATACGCTAGTAATGCTACAAATAGAATAATATTTGGATATTGGAATATGAGTACATATAGTGGACACGCAAGTCACGGAGAAATAACTTTTTCTAATCTTGCACATACAAGTTATTATCCAAGTGTTTATTGGGTTTGGAAATATACAGATACAAGTAATTTACCAGTTCGGTCTTATGGTTCAGGACATTATAGAGCAAATGGTGCAATGACAGGATTTCATATAATTCCGGGTTCAGGTAATATAGAAACGGGAACTTTTACATTATATGGAATGGTATCATAAATAAAGAAAGGAGGTAAATATGTCTATTTATAAATACAAAATGGTTAATGGTTCTCAGGTAGAATTAACAGCTGATGAGATTAAAGAGCTGGAGGCTAGAGATAAAGCGTGGAGCGATGGCGAATATGGTCGTATTATGGTTAGTATTCGTGAAGAAAGAACTAGACTTTTAAGTGAATGTGATTGGATGGCTAATTCAGATGTAACTATGGCTGATGATTGGAAAACTTATAGACAAGAGCTAAGAGATATAACTAAAAATGTTGATTCGCTTTCCAAAGCTAAAGCTGTAAAAATGCCAGATAAGCCGAGTGAGTAATGCAGTTAACAAAAAAAATAATTAGGCTTTCTAATATATTAATTAGTATTCCTGAGGAATGTAAACGAGTGTGGGATAACTCAGATAATCGTTGGGGATACAAATATGAAAATAAAATTACAAATGGACACTAGAACATTACAAGATGTAGCTATGGAATTAACCGCACACGAAAGAGAATGTGCTGTGTATAGAGATATGACTAAACAATCTTTAGATAAACTAGAGGAAAAAATCAAGCGGTTAGAGGTTGTTATTTGGACTTCAACTGTTTCGATTTTAGGTACAATGATAACTGTAATATTTAAGGTGATGTGATGGATGATACAGTTTTAACTTATATGATTTATGTTAGTGAGGATAATGATAAACCATCAATAACAATTAAAATAACCGGGTTAGATTATAAAGAGGATGCTGAATATGTGGCTGACCAATTAGACAATTTATTTAATAATCAACTTAAAACAATATCAGGGAGTATTCATTAAATGTTATTTGGACCAATCGTTTCAGGAATTACTAATTTAGCAACAGCCTGGATAAAAGGAAAACAAGAAAAGGCAAAATTAAAATCTCAGGTAGAATTATCAAAGCTCGAGGCTACTCGTAAAAAGATAGAAACTGATGGTGACTGGGAAAAAATTGCTCAATCCAATGCTGGGGATTCTTATAAAGATGAGTTATGGACAATTTGGATGATTATAATAATGACACTTTGTTTTATAGAGCCTATGCAACCAGTATTAAAAGAGGGGTTTAGATTCCTTAGAGAAGATTTACCGGAATTTCTACAATGGGGAATTTTAATTAGTATAAGTGCGAGCTTTGGTATCAAAGGAGTAAGCAGCTTTATAGGGAAAAAATAATGGACCCAATTACAGCATTGGGTGTCGCAACAACAGCATTTAACACAATCAAAAAAGGATTTGATGTAGGTAGAAATGCTGAATCAATGATGTCAGATGTGGGTAGGTGGATGTCTGCCATAGAAAATATAAAAAATCCACAAAATAAAAAATTTAAAAAAATTGCCAATGTAGAACAGCAAGCTCTTGATGAATTTGGAGCTAAGAAAAAAGCACAAGCAATGGAAATAGAATTAAAAAATTATATGATTGCCACATTTGGTATGAAAGCCTGGGATGAATTATTAAGGATTCAAGGTCAAATAAGAAAAAAAAGAAAAATGCAACTTGCATACGAGAAAAAACAAAGAGAGGAAATGATTAATGCAATCATAATATTTATTGGTATTGGTTGTGGTGGTATAGGTTTGATCTTTGCTTTTGCATTTTATCTAATGTAAATGCGATATGAACATAAGAAAAAATTTCCTCAACCTCATAAACGAGGATATAAATGTCCGGTAGTCATTTGGAATAAAAAAGGTAAATCATTGTGGTGTTAGGTAAGACAGCGGAATATTATGTTGCTTATTTTTTAATAAAATTAGGATACAATACATCGGTTGTTAATCATAATGGATTTGATTTAATTACTGTAATTGAAAATAAACCTTATCGTATCGAAGTTAAAAGCTCTAAGACAAAAATTAAAGATAGAAATGGATTTAGGTTTGCAACTAAGCAAGGGCCTACTGGTAAGAAAAGATGTTTAACTAAGGATATGGCATCGGATATTGTTGCTTTTGTTTGTATGAGGAAACCTCCGAGAATTTTTTTCAAACCAACATTTAGGATTACATCAGTATCACATAGTATTTATAGTATCCATTTAGAAAATGATAAACTCGAACAAGAGTCATTAGAACAAAGTTTAGCTGAAATTAGTTAGGTAGTTTAACCCTAGGCAACCTCAAAAACTTAATCCTCGAGGCTCCTAGAGCTTTGTTTTTTTAATATTTTTCTTTATTTATACAGATTTGTCGATACTTAATATAACCAGCTATATTTAAAGAGGGGTTTGTATAATCGGTTTTTTGCCATCCAATATCTACCCATTTGCATTTATAAATTCTTTCATTATTTTGTTTGTGATAAAAAAAATCTAAATTATTCCAAGCATATAAATTCATAATAAAACCCATTATTAAAGTTTCCATAATAAAATCCTTTCTAATATTCTAAAGATTCATAATTAATTCTGACAGAGCGATTGCTCCATTTATCTCGTAAGATATAATTTTTACTTTCGAGCTTATCTAATAAATGATTAATACCGCTGTCAGATTTAGTATTTTTAAATTTTTTCATCTCTTTATAGGATGGAGCATAATGATTAGTTTCTATAAAATTTTTAATAAACATAAACAGCTCCTTTTCCTTTGGTGTAAAATAATTGCCATTAAACATCATCGAAAACCTTAACCCTTAAAGATTTACCTCTTGTAGGTGGTCGAGCTGCAACAGTATAAGATTTTCTAGCAGAATTTTGCGGCCAATGGATCTCAACATTATTTCCAACAGCTGTATCGTGATTAGCCATAATAGACATTAAATATGAAGTACACTCATCCTTAATTTTCTGACCGGATTTAATTAATTGTTGAGCCTCTAATAGTTTATCAACGATTGCCATATCCTCTCCACCTAAAACAACCGGAGGTAATCCCTGGTCAACTTTATAGGTTGAAACACCATCTAATGGATTAGCAACCGGGTACCAATCAACAACCTCATTAATTTTATAGTCATTAATTTTTTTTTGAAACTCAGGAACTAATTCCTCAATATGTTTTCTAATCTCGGGATTACTTTTTGTTACAAATACCCGGAGATGAATACCTTGATACAAATGAGCAATGACAGCATATTTTGCACCGGTACACATCATCAATCCCTCAACTTGATAAGGACCTTTATTTAAATCAGGTTTAGTTTGCGGTGGGCCGCCTATAGCTTTAGCCTCAACAACAATAAGACCATCTAATACAATCTCATCATCACCCATAATAAATACACCCTCCTCAGGCATATTCGGTACTCGTACATTTTTAACAGTACATAAAGCATCAGGTGAACCGGATAATGGTAATGTTGAATGATGTACCGGGTCACAATTATCATCGTAATCAGTAATTAATAATTTTTTTAATCCTAATTCTATGATTTTAGGTTCGTGAATATTTCCCCAATCCATAGGACTACCCGAAATTGTAGGTTTTCTATGCTCTCCATTAGGTTTAGCAATAGAATCTACAGCTGACCTTAAAATATCATTAGGTGCATCATAAGTAGAATGGCCAGCTAATATTGAAAGTATTGAGCAGCTGGCTTGGTCATTTCTTGTTCTTTTTCCTACCATTGCGGACCTCTTATAAATGTATGGTTTACATCGAGAGCTACAACTAAAGAAATAACTAGAAAAAAGCATAGTAAAAATGCTAATATGTTTAAAGTTAAACTAGCTAAACTTGATAATCTTACTGACTTTAGATAGTCAGATACTCTAGACAATATATTGAGGACACTCTTAATTTTCCTAATATATATTATGCGACTTAATTTCGACTCCGATACCTTAATAATTCTATTAGAATCGTCATATAGTGCGGTAATCTCTATATTATGTTTGTTATTTTGCATATAATCTCCATTTGCAAGGGTTGTTATTTGATTAAACGCTAATTTCCTCGATGATGACTATATATTGTGTCATTTACAACCTCTAAAATCATTGTGCGGACCAGCTCCTAATTTAGGTTCGTTGGCTCTTACCTTTAAATCACAATGCACCGAATAAAATTCGTGTTTGGCCATTGTTAATTTTCGATAAATCGGTTGCTTTGAATTTTGTATCTCTTTTAAATTCTCATACAGCTCACCAAATAATTTAACTGCATTTGCTAAATGTTTGGCTTGCATCATTGGAATTGTTATGCGAGAACACGATTTTTCATAAATAACATTGCTATAATAATCTTCATTTTGTCTTTGTTTATCCATTAGACCTCCTATAATACACCATTGATTATCTATTAATATGAAATTGTTTTAACCTAATTGAGTAAAAGAAAGTGACATCTTTTCGTATTCATCTTTTAAGATTCGGCTTAAAAATACTTTCGGAAAACAAAATTTACTATAATAAGAATACCGCATAGCACTCCATTGTTTCATTAGATAAATAAAGCGTTCTAAAGGTATAACCTCTATAGCTCGCCCATCTTGAGCAATATGTTTAGTTTTAACTAAATTCATTTCTTGTAACTCCTTAGTGATTTGTGATGCAGTTTGTCGAGTAATACCCGATAATTTACAAATGTGTTTAAGTTGTAAATTATTGTCCGAAAAATAGGCATAAGTTATAGACAAAAAATATAAATATTTAGGAATATTATTATAAAAATAATTAAAATATTTTTTAAATTCATCCGGTGTCTTATTAATCGATTTATTATGGTATGAATTTTTGTTTAACGATAACCGGTCAATTTCAAACCAGGCTAATTCTTTTCCAAATAACACATCTAATTCAGCTGAATGCTTTTTAGAATTTCGTGTGGGTTTATTCGTCATAAATACCTCCTCGTATCATAATGTTTCTAATAGTGGTTCGTTTATCTACTTTTCCTTTAATAAACCAGCGGCAATCAGCCTCTTTAACCTCTCCTTTATTAAAAGATGTTTGCCTTAATACTGGCACTCCTCTCACTTGCAGCTCCTTAGCTATCTCTTTTAAAGTCGTGAAACCAGCCGATTTAATCTTTTTAATCTCCTCACAGATTTTTTCAGCATCATCCTGAGCTGTCAGCTGGCGAGCTTGCACCGCTTTTTTCTGACCAATACCAGGATTTGGTGAACCGAGTTTAACACCTTGAGCTTTTCTCTCAGCTAAAGCGTTTTTAGTTCTCTCAGATATTAATGAGGCCTCATATTCAGCAACATTAGCTAAATTAACTAACATAAATTTATTGGTTGCCGGATTATGAAACATTGGAACATCAGCCGCTATAAAAGGTTGTTTTGAATCTAGTATTTTAGTTAAAAAAGATACATTACGAACTAATCTATCTAATTTAGCGACAATTAATATCGCTCCGGTGGCTTTACAATGAGCTAGAGCTTTCATCAGCTCAGGCCGCCTTAAATTGGCCGCCCTACCCGACTCTATCTCAACATACTCACCAATTTTTTCCCAAGGCCCACCATTAAGATGCTTTTCGCATCCGGTCCTTTGAGCCTCTAAACCTAACCCGGACTTACCTTGCTCCTTGGTGGATACTCTCAGATAAAATACATACTTACCTTTATGAGCCTCTCCAGGAACAAAATCTTTTTTCCTAAAGTTGCGGGTCATTTATAAACCTTCATATCTTTAATAATTTTTCTTACAAATCCTCTAAAATCATTCGAGTTTATTGATACTTTTTTTAATCCTAAAAGATTTAATTGTGATTTAGATAAATTTTTATTCCCATTTAATCTTTTAAAATTATTTGGCTTTGATAACTCGTTATTTTTGTTTAAATACATTAACACTTTAGCCATTATTTAACCTCCTTATTTATTATTTGTTTAACTAAAACTCTTTTACCATTCTCATCTATTTCATATTCTTTTATTGAAACGATGGGGTCCGGTTTAGTGTTATAAACTGTTTTTGTTTTAAACATTATTAAATTCCCTCCTTTACTGTTTGCATAATTACTTTGTCCTTTCCATAATTATCGATCTGCCATTGGACTCCATCCAACAGCAGTTTCATATTATAGTTATCTTTATCCCAACTTTTGTCGAGGTCATCTAAGTTAAGCTCTCTAAGTTTGTCGAGATAAAATTGATATTTAGTATTTATTTTTATTTTGGGCATTATTATTTCTCCTTTCTTTCAATAATTTTATCGAGGAACCATTTACTCTCTTTTAAAGTATTACAAGCATCAAATGGAAACTCCTCACCAGGCTCAAACAATGACCAACAAGGATGTCCTTGCTCCGCAGAATAATTGGTTACTTTATAACCTCTATATTCATAGTCCATATCGTTGAGTCTTTTTGCGGAATATTTAGATTTGTATTTCATCGACTTCCTTTCTTTAATTTTCATAAACAAACTTTTTACACGAGTTTAAAGTGCAAAACAATTTAGGTTCATTCCATAAACTTTTAAGTTTTGTAGTAGATGAATTATGTTTAATTAACTCACCATTTTTATGATTTCTTAAATAGTAATATGAATTGTTATCGGTTTCAAATCTTAGAAAAGTATATTTATTACCATTTAAAAGATTAGTTATAATTCCATCATCACCATCATATTTTGGTAACGAACCGACTGGTTGACCATTAATTTTTCTTTGAAGTTTTATCCCTAGTTTTGTTTTCATAGTTGTGTTTTCCTTTCTTTATTAACTATCTATTTTTTCTCCTATTATCATTCTACATATTTATAGTACCTTTGCAATACCTAAATGGTACTTTTTATAAAAACAATTTATTATGAATAAAAAAAACCGAATAATCTCAAAGCATCTGCACCTTTCAGAGGATGTGT